CTTCGACCTGCATTGGGCCTTAGAGTTTCAAGTAATCACGAACCCGTCAGAACCGAAATAGAAAGAAGGCATCCAGGAACATATGTACCTAACACATTTGGAGTTTTTGTTTTTGATATAGAAGAAACTCCTTATGCAGCTGAACACGGATTTCAGAATTGGGATATAATTATTAAAATTGATAATCATATTATTAATTACATGAATGATATTAATGTAATTATTCCTACATACAATATAGGCGACCTTATTGATGTAATGATTATTAGAGATGGAAGGTTTATGATGATAGAGAACTATCCTTTAACTGAAACATTATCTGAAGTAGAAGAATATCTAGACTTTTATAATAAAAGAAAACGTCAAGGACAACCTCCTACTGAACAAAAAGAAGAACCTAAAGTAGACGGCCCAGTGCCTGAAATAGTTCCAGTTCCTGAAAATCAAGAAGAATAAAAAAAGACCCCGCCGAAGCGGGGTCTTGTACTTCTTAATCTTCTTAATCTTCTTCAGCTAATTTTGCAAAATAAGATAATGTGTCATCGTCATCGGTCTTATCATTCTTCCCAATAGCTGACTCTGTACGAACAGGAGTAGGCATCGTTAAGTCTTTCTCAACCGTTGTTGTGCTTGAACCACCTATAGAGTATACTTCTGCTGTAGTTTTACCTACGCCAGAACCGGTAAGAACTTTATGCAGTTTCTCCTTTAACTCATCATAGGACTTGAATTCATCAGGCTCAACAAATGCTTTAAGGCTATGTTCAGTCTTCCAAATTTTCTCAAGTTCATTATCGTCTTCCAAGAGAGCTTTAGGTGATGCAAATTCTGATTTGTCATAATTCCAAAAACCATCAACCTTACGAATCTTCAATTTGAAATCTGCACCTTTCCAAAGATCAAAAGGATTCAAAGCTTCTTCATCATCAAATGCAGGGTTCATAGCCTCGGTAATCTTATCAAAGATTTTCTTACCGAACTTGAATAACCGTACCTGTCCTTCATTCTCTGGATGTTTAGAATCACTGACTATATAAACATTAGCGTAGTATTTCAAAATACGCTTCTGTTTACGAGCAGTGTCCTTGTCAGATTCTATACCACTATTCCAAAGTTCAGTATTGTACTCTGAAACAGGGTCAGATTTTTTGATAGTAGTCAAACTATTTTCAATGTACCAACCACCAGGTCCACTAAAAGCATGACTCCAAAGCCGAACCCATGGGAGTTCTTCTCCATCGGGCTGGGGTAGAAATCTAATAATGGCATAGCCATTACCAGTCTTATCGAGTTCAGGTTTCCAGAACCTATTATCATCGAAAGAATTTGTTACAGGTTGGTTTAGTTTTTCAAGTTCTGTCTGTAACTGATCAAACTTACCAGAACTTTTTTTGAGTGCTGCAAAACTCATAATTGTATTCTCCGTATTATCGTATTAATTATATTAATCGTATTTTATTTTATCCAAAAACAACTCATAATATACTATTAAGTATACACTACTTAATAGCTTTTGTCAAGGGTTATCCGTAGAAGTTGAACCAAAAGACAAATTTACTGATACACCAGCTATTAAATCACCTCTGTTGAAATCATCATCAAAGGGAATTGTAACATTAGGTCGAACTGAAAAATTATCAGTCACACCCCAAGTATAACCAACGTCCAGATCCAAACCTTCATAATCAAAATCATCTAGATCCCAGTTAGTTGTGACTTTACCATCAAGGTCAAACACACTATAACCAGTACCTACTGTACCAGCAAAAGATGTATCATCAATATTCCAATCAACACCAGCATCAAGTTCTACACCCAACAAAGATGTTGAAGTATCAAAACCAAGAAGGTGCTCATCATTAACGGTATAGTCATAAGAAACACTACCTGTCACTCCCAATATTGTCGAACCATACTCAATACCAATCTGGCTAGTATCACTCGTTGATACGGTAAGTCCCGCAGCACCGACAGAAAACTTATCACCATCTTGATCTAAGCCAATCGTGACTCCATGAGAGGCGATTGACACATCACTTACAAAATCTACATCTAACGCATATACACTTATGGGTAACATAAACAAAAGTGCCGTTAAAAACTTCTTCATCTATTTTTTCTCCTTTTAAAGAATAATTATTTCTATAGTTTGGGGGAGGAAGCCTCCCCCACCATATATATTTACTATTTATTAATCCCTCTTGGTAAAGATCCAATAAATAACGCCTAAAGCGACTAAACCAACTAGTCCCTGACTACCCAGTGTTGCCACCAGGCCTGTAATGTTTCCAATAACATCAACAGGTAGAAAGATCAATTCTGACCCAAATAGTACCTGTAGCACTACTGCAAGGGCGATAAGACTTACTGCAACTTCAGAAATCTTATTGATCCATCCTTTTACGCTTGTAATAATATCAGCCATTTAGTTTTCTCCTTTTCTAAAAAGTACCTATAATCATATAACAATTCAACACAATCGTCAAGTACATTTGTTATAAACATTTCGGATACATTAAAAAGAATTCACAAAAGATAACTACTAGGTATCGCAACCCATAGTCTATTATTTATGTAAATTGTGAATTCTAAACGGCGCTCCTCAGCGCCTCCCATGATACTGGAAACAATTCACTTGACAAATTATTAATTTTCCAGCATACATCTCTAGATTCTTCCTGTGCATCTGGTTGACATCTCAGATTACACACCCTTGCAAATGCATACAATGAACCAGTCCATATCCAACTTGTGTATGTATTCTGTGGTAATACTACACGGGCTTGTTCTGGTGCAACACCTGCTTCTATCATTTTATTGTATGTTTCTATAGCGTGTTCACAAGACGCAATAACAGCACTACCTGTTCTGATATCTCTATCTAACCAGTCTACAAATTCTTCACTAGACCCTTGTTTCTTATCTACAGGTCTACCTCTCCAATGGTCTGGCATCCAATAGTCTGGTTCGTAATCAACATATCGCCTACTTATCTCATTCCAGGATAACCCTATTTGATGTTTCACTAACTGTCGTGCCACAAATATAGGTGCGTCTATACGAAATGATAATGCAGTATGGGCAAAGGGAGTCCAGTGCCCGTGTTTAGCAAGATACCTTATTAGTTTCTTATCACCCTCTGTTAGTATTTCGTGCTTCTTATCAAAAGATACCCGAGCGGCATTAGCCACACTCAAGTCATTTCCCATTCTATCTATAAGGGTTACTTTCATTCTATCTGGAGCCTCCAGATGGAATCGAACCAACAATTAATCATTACAAGTGATTTGTTATACCGTTTAACTATGGAGGCTTTCATATCTTATATTACCTGCAATACTAATTCTAGTCTCCTGTGTTAAATTTGGTTCAACATAATGTTCCAAATACGATGGAAATATAACAAGTTTTCCGTTTAAAGGACTTATAGCATATATGCTATGTTGAGAATTATTATTATAGTTACTTAATAATTCATCTTGCACTTTCATAAGTCTACGAACCCTAGGATCACACGCAACAAAATCGCCACTATTTTCTGTAGCCTTAACATAATAACAAAAACTCCAATCTGAATTCGGATGTAAATGTGCCCAATTTAAATCTTTATGATTGTTTACATTGGCCCACATATTAACAATAACACATTCTAATCCATCAACATAATTATTGTGTAAGGCCACTTTTAATAGTTTTTCTCTAACAAATTTTATAAGGTCTGTAAACTGTGCATCTTCAACCAAATCATCACTACTTTGCCAACCCCCCATATTTGAAAGTTTTATAGAAGATTCAGTAAGACTTCTATCAATAATAATTTTAGCCAGAGACTCATTATTTATTTTACACTGATGGTCATATTCTTCCCAAATCTCTGTAGAAAATGTAGTATGTATCAAGTTCCAGCCTTCTTTATAAACTTCCAATATTCAGTTTCTTTTGAATCATGTTCTTGTTTATGTTCTCTATACCAATTATAATCACCATTCAATTTTTTTGCTAACCAGCCTTGTAAACTATCATACATAACTACTTTAACAGCAACGTGTTCACTGGTTTTTTCATTTTCAAGGACTATCTGAGGCTGCTGTGCATAACCATACACCATACCAGCCTTTCCTAAATTCTTTATTTTCGTTATCATCAAGGTTTTCCCAAACACCAAACCACTAACGAATATCTTGTTCCCGTAATTACCGGAGTTACTCTGTGCCAAAAATCTGAACGAAATACTGTTAGAGCACCAACTGGAGCAACTCCTCTCTTTTTACCTGGGTAGTGTACTACACCCTTTGGTAATTCATCTCCTTCAAACCACGTTGGTTGCCAGATTTGCAGTTCACCACCTTCATAATCATCATTTAAGGGTACTACACCAGTAACTTTTCTACTCTTACCTACCCAATTTTCATTTCTTGTTTGCTCATGTTCTCGAGCATAAACAGCTCGATTATCTTGATGCCAATGAAAAAATTGTCCTTTATTATAAATTGCAAACTGCATTGATTCCATCCAATCCCATCCAATATGCCAGTTTGCATTTATACATGTATCCTGTATTGCCGGTGCTAATTTATCATACAACCACTGTTCTTCCAACCAGGTAACTTCTGTATCTCGTATATTATGATTAACTCCAGTTTCATCTGAGGTCCCCACCTTAGCTTCACCTGATTCTTGAGATAACCCAAGTTCTATAATTTTTTTACATTCAGGTTTAGAATAGAATTCGGGAATTGTCCAATATATAATTTCTTCTTCGTTCATTTTAATATTCAAAATACACAGTTAGGTGTTTTTTAATGCAACTCTATACTGATTGTAATTTTGATTCCTATATTTTTTAGTGTTATACCGTTGTGTTAATTCTTCATTTAATTCTTGTAATCTGGGAACACAAGTATCATTAACCCATTTTTGTAGTTCAGCATTATCATATTCTAACTTGCGGACTCTAGCCTCTGACTGTTCCAATTTATAGGACAGGTGAGCTATTCTCCTACGAGCTTCATCAACATATGATTCTTTTCTTTCTTCTGTACTCATGTTCCAACCCTCTTATATTCATCTAAATTATTTAAATTATTCTTGTAAAAATTATTAGTTGTACTACTATTGTCTATAATCCAATTAACAAATTCTTTTCGTAATTTAAAAGCGTGTTCAGAATGTTCTATCAACCCAAAGCCTTTTAATTCCTTTTCAGCTACTTCTGGATCTAATAGATGCATACCTATTAAAATATTATACCATAACGAGTTGCCTAACCCAAAGAAATTACCACCATGGCCTGACTTTGCATTATAATCATTTATTCTTGGCATACGAGTTTTCCAAATTTTAAATAAGGTTCTTAAATCTTCACTCCATCTATCTTCAGATGATGCATCAATCCAAAACTGTGTATCTTTTCTTTCACTTACATAA